TCGAGTTCTTCGAGCAGTAGCAGTTCTTTTTCGAGCAGTAGCTCGTCATCGAGTTCTTTCTCAAGCAGCAGTAGTTCATCTTCGAGCAGTAGCGCCACAACAGTTGTTATTAGCTTAAAGACAGATTTATGGGGAGTTGATTTTACACATTCTTCTTCGAGCAGCTCAAGCTCTTCAAGTTCTTCAAGCAGTAGCTCAAGTTTTTCGTCGAGCAGCAGCTCATCGAGTAGTAGTTCAAGTTTTTCGTCGTCGAGTAGTAGCTCGTCGTCGAGCAGCAGCAGCTCCTTTTCGAGCAGCTCAAGCAGTAGCAGCAGTTCTTTCTCAAGCAGCTCAAGCAGTAGTTCATCGTCGAGCAGTAGCAGTTCTTTTTCGAGTAGCTCAAGCAGTAGTAGTAGTTCTTTCTCAAGCAGCTCAAGTAGTAGCAGCAGCTCTTTCTCGAGTAGCTCAAGCAGTAGCAGTAGCTCTTTCTCAAGTAGCTCGTCGAGCTCATCATCGAGTAGTAGTAGTTCATCTTCGTCAATGTCAAGCAGTAGCTCCTCGAGCCGCTCAACATACCCCATGGGTGTTATAGCTTCGTTTGAAGAAGAGACAACGGATTACAAGTTTAAAAATCAAACACATGGCCTTGGGTTTGAAGATAAGACGCAAGACTTTAAATTGAAAGATCAGACATCAAGCTTAGATTTTGAGAATCAAACAAAGGAGTTCAAAATGAAGGGAGAATCAAATGCCTAATAGAAAGCATCAATACTACATTGGTGATAAAATTACATTCAGGGGCGTCTTTAAAGTAGACGGTGTTGAACAAGAACCTGATGCAGGATCAGCTCTTGCTGAGATATGGAAGAGAGGCGATACAACAACGGCTGTGCAGGCAAGTACGGCGGCAACAATCGTGAGTAATCAGATACAATATGCTTACACGACAACAGAGGAAGGATCTTTTCAGATAAACTTAACCGCTGAATATGAAACCGCCGCTGATAAAAGAACAGGTGTAATTGAATTTACAGTCAAACAACGAAAGGCATACTAATGGCAAAGAACGTAAGCGCAAATTCACTGGCTAATCTACGAAAGCCAAAGCAAAAAAAAGAAGGTTACGGACACAAGTATTCTATACCGCAGGAGAAGATCGACGAGCTCTTTGTGTGTGTTGCTGAGGGACTACCTTTAAAAAAAGCAGCTGACCGGGTTGGCATTTGTTTCGATACGGCTAAGAAGTATTTCGAAAAAGGCGATAGTCGGCGAGGCATTAAGCCATTAAAATATCGCTTAGAGGTTTTTCAAGATCGTTCGTTTGAAAAGTTGAATGTTATTTGTCAAGAGCAAAGAAGCAAACACTTACGTACTGTCTGTGAGTTGATTGATAAAGTAGAGAACGGATTGCTTGGGTATTCTTACATCGATGATGAAGGTAACGAAGTTAAGATTGATGGGCAGCTTGGAAATTTAAAAGTGTCTGATTACGAGAGATTAGTTAAGTTGCAAATGTTTTTAATGGGTGGAGTCACCTCGCCTGAAACAGAGTCAACGACAAAGATATTAACAGCAGAACAAATAGCAGGAAATTAATATGGTTGATATTATTATAAAAAAACCATTTGAACGCATCGACTGGAAAGATAAGCTTGGTCGATTGAGTCCTAAAGATGCACAAGCCTGGCAGATCGCTGAGTACCGCCGGTGCGTTGAGGACATACCTTATTGGTTTCAGCAGTACGTATGGACAGTAAACACTAGAAAAACTCCGCCCGTAATACCATTTGTATTATATGACTTCCAAGAGCACCTCATTAAAGAGTTAGGTCTTTTTCATGACATCTTCATTGAGAAGTCAAGGCAGATGGGAATTTCTTGGACCATTATGGGTTGGGAATTACATCAAGCATTATACACTGAAGGGTACACTGCCCTTAACGTATCGCGCAAAGAATCAGAAGTGCAGGACTCAGGGAATACCTTTCACGCATTGATGGGCAGGATCTTTTTCATTTACCAAAAGCTTCCTCCGTTCTTACGGCCACGGGTCCATAATCCTTTTTTAACATTTAAAGTATTTTCAACAAACTCAATCATCAAAGGTGAATCAGCTAATCCTAACGCAGGCCGTGATACAAACTACAAGTTCGTGTTACTTGATGAAGCCGGGCACATTAAATGTTTAGACGAAATGTGGAAAGGTGTTAGATCTTCGTCTGATGCGATCTGCGTTAACTCAACACCGCCTAAGGATGCTATTAATAATAAATACATGGAATTAAAAGATATGAAAGACTCAGGATTTAAGAGATTGAAATTTCACTGGAGTCAACATCCGGAAAAGGACGAGAAGTGGTTTGAGAAAAATACAGCTTCGATGACCGATGAAGAGATCGCGCAAGAGCTTGAAATTGATTATGATAAAGCACAATCAGACAGGTCGTATCCTGAGTACTCAGATGACATGCACTTACTTAATCATAAAGTATACATTAATGCTGCAATGCCGTTGTATTGCTTTATGGATTTTGGGTTAGCCGGTGAGGTTCATTTATGGGCGCAGCTTGATAAAGACCAGAGAATGTTTATACTGAAGTATGATATATATAAGAATTTATTAACTCATGAACTATATAATGCAATGCTTAAGTCTTTAAACGAATTAGGGTATAGGCGAGGAGTCGAAGAAATCGTATTTATCGGAGACGTTGCTGGTGACAAAAGAATGCGCAGTAATAAGCTAAGCGTGATTGATGAATATCGAAGAGCATCAAATGGTAAAATAAAGATAAAAACAAAGTCGATGGATAATTACCATAAGATGCGTTGTGTGAAATCAAGACTCAAAACATTTATTAGCGGCAGGCCACAGTTAAATATTTCTAAAGAACCATCATGCATACGTTTCTCTCATTGTATGAAATATTTAAGTTTGAATAAAAAACGCACTGATCATAAAGATAATAAATACACACACGCCGTTAATGCTTTCGAGTACGGCGTTAATCATTTACTCCCTGTCAAGAGAGCAGCAGCGATCGTCGTTGGTGTTGACCCGGGAAGTAATAATATAAACAATAAAAACAACCGACACGTTTCTGCGACAAGCGTTGTTGACTCTCACAGAATTAACAGAAGGAGTTCGATATGGCATTAAAGAAAAAGAAGACAAGCAAAGGAGCTACAGGGAACCCAGAGGCTGAAGGTAGTGATCGCCCTATGAAGGAGTCTTACAACTCGCGTACACGACAAGCAGCGCGAGTTGCTAAGCGCGTTCAAGAAGCATATCCTATGGTTGGTGGAAACTCAGGGCAAGACGCTCAATGGAGAAACATTTCATCAAATAATAGTCCGCGCGATTTAAACCCGCTGACTCAAGACAGGATGCGTGACATCGCTTTTTATTTATACGACTCCAATCCTATGGGGCACCGAATCATAGAAATTATGACTGACTTTGTTGTTGGTGACGGGTTTACTTACAAGGCAGAGGACGATGATGTGCAGGAAGTAATTGACAGGTTCTGGATGGATAACGAGCTTGATGAGCAATTGTTTACAGACATCGCTGAGCTATCGTTGTTTGGTGAATTATGCCTTCCTGTCTCGGTGAATAAAATAGACGGCTCAGTTACTTTAGGCTATTTAGAGCCTGCGTTGATTAAAAGCGTTGTCAAGAATAAGAAGAATCCCCGCTTTAACGCTAAGGTGAGATGGCAGAAACCAAGGCATGGATCTACCATTAATGTATTTGATATTATCCAACGAGACACGAAGCCTCGTTCAGATACATACAATATACGCGTCGGTGATTGCTTTTACTTCACGATCAATAAAGTGCACAGCGCTACACGCGGACGCTCAGATTTATTAGCGTTAGCCGATTGGCTTGATGGCCATGATCAGTTTTTATTTGCAAGGCTAGAGCGTGCTTTCATTTTGAATAATTTCATCTGGGACATTACTTGCGAGGGCATGACGAAAGAAGAGCTTATCGAATTTGTCAGCACTATTGGTGTCTTAAAACCGGGATCTATTCGCGCTCATAATGATAAGATTAAATGGGAAGCGGTGAACCCTAAACTTGAATCAGCAGACGCTTCTCAAGAAGCTCGTTTGTTTAAGAATCAAATACTGGGCGGTGCGGGTTTTCCTGAACATTGGTTTGCTGAAGGCTCTAAGACGACTCGAGCAACGGCATTAGAAATGGGCTTACCAACGTTGAAACGTTTACGATCACGGCAAAAGAAAATAGTGTTTATGTTGAAACATATCCTTGATTTTGTTATTGACCAGGCAGTATTGAAAGGAACGCTGTCTGAAAAGGTTAATAAAAAATATGTCCTAGCTCCTTCACCTATTGTTTCGCGTGACAATAAAGCAATGGCTGCAGCAGTGAAAGACTTTACTGAAGGAATGGGTGCAGCGGTCCGGAATAAGTGGGTTACAAATCAAGGGGCTGCTAAGGCATTTAAGTTATTATTAGCACAGATTGGCGCTGAGTTCGACGACATTAGCGATGAAAGTAACGTCGGTGAAATGCCTGATATTGAAAAAGTTGAAAAGGTTGAACCAAAAGGGGAGGAAAAAGATGAGTGAGTTTCTGGGTAGGCAATGCAACGAAGAGCAGAAAACGTTTTTCACGTCTCTTAACGAGACAATCAAAGAAATAGGGAACGCTGATTTTAAATCGCTTGACTTTGTGGTTGATTTTTTTAACGAAGATAAGCAGAAAAAAAGGTTAGCCGAGCAGACACTCGTTAACGTTAAGGCTGCGCTAGAGTTATACGCGCAGAAGCGTCGCGGCGATGAAGTGGAGCTTTCTTTTGAGGCTATCAAGCATAGCGCTTATAACGCTATAAGCGGCGCTGTGGCCCTAGGCGTTACCTTGGAGGCATCTAAGCTTCCTGCGTTCTCGCAAGAGCTCCTGGACGAGTATGTGAGTGTCGTTGATGGTGTAGCATGTATGAAGGAAAGTGTTTCTCAGGTAATACAGTATGTGTATTATAAGCAATGGTGGAAAAGCATCATCACTGAGTCGGTTCTTTCAAATGACTTCGTATTAGCGACAAGCATTGATTGTAATTTCGTCATTAATCAAGACTTGCTTGAGGAATCCCAAACAGAACCAAGCTTCTATATTAAGAGCGGGAATTTGCGCGAAAGTATTTGCGAAGAAATTGAGTTCGTTAAAGCAGGACATAGCCTCAATGCTTCTGCTAACCCATCATGGATAAAGCGTTTAGACGCTGGGCAGGTAGCAATAGTCGACGTCAATGCATGCGAAAAAAAATTGGAATTCGCTGGCGGATTACTGGAAGGATCGTACACGGCGACACGTAAAGACGAGAACTCAGATTTCTGGAAAATTGTAAAAAATATAAAAAAGGCTTGACTTTTTGTAAAGAATATGCATATATTAGTATAGTTGAATAAAGATTTGTAAAAAAATAATAGTCGTGGCCGACTTCAAAATAGCTTATCATATAGACGATTACCTGAGGAGCCACGATGGATTTATTTAAACAAGTTCTTTTGACGCCATTGCTTGAAGCAACCGCAACAGGAGATGTCTGGAAAGTAATGATCATCGAGGAAGGCTTGTCAAAGAATGGCAAGTATTATTCCGAAGAAGTATTACGAGAAGCCGCTCATTTATTTGAAAACTCAAAGGTTAATTTTTACGAATGGAAAGGTGGTGAGTTTAACCATCTTCCTATGGCTATTGAAAATATACGCCCTGAGGGTTTCCCTCTTCAAACCGCTGGCGTGTTAAAAAATATCAAGTTCGAAACTACAAAAAATCAGGGCCGTGAAGTTCGAGGCCTTACCGCAAAACTTCATTTCTTACAAAGCAGCAAAATCAATCAATTAAAATCACTGCTTGCCTCTGCGTGGAACAAAGGCTTAAAGAATCTTTTAGGCTTATCTATTAACGCTGAAGGCTCGCAATTAATGAAGATGCTTAATGGGGTTCCTGTGCAAATAGTGCAGGCAATTAAGCGGGTATTCAGCACTGACTTAGTTACACAGCCAGCAGCTGGAGGTTCTTTGTTATCTCTGATAGAAAGTATTAATAACCAAGAAGGAGGAGAATTACAAATGTTTAAAAAATTGCTCGCGGCATTAAAGAAAAAGTATTCAAAAATGTTTGAGGCTGTTGATGTACAGAACATCAGTGAAGAGGAACTTATTGGCATTCTTGAATCCGCTATTAAAGGTGGAGAGAAAAGCCTTGAAAGTATCACATTGCTTACAAAAGCAAAGAAGTTTGAAGAGGCATCTAAGTTGATCGAAGAGGAAAAAGTTGAAGATCCTAAACCTGAACCTAAGGTAGAAGATCCTAAACCTGAACCTAAGGTAGAAGATCCTAAGCCTGAGCCTAAGGTTGAAGACGCTGTTAAAGAAGGTTTGGCAGCTATTGATGCGAAGGAAAAAGCTCTTGATGCGAAGATGGCTAAGCAAGACGAAAAGCTTGCGTTGAATGAATCAAAGGAAATACTTTCAGAAATGTTGCACGCAAGTAAGCTTCCGATTCCTGTTCGCGCAAAGATTAAATCAAGGTTTGCCGACCGTGTTTTTGAAGCCGCTGAATTAAAAGCAGACATTAAGCTTGAACGAGATACTCTTGCGAAGTTAGTTGAGAGTGAGAATTTAGATTTTGGTGATCTCGGTGAAGGCTCATTTGAGCTGCGCACGCCAACAGATAAGTTGCAGGCATCGCTTGATCTTATGATTGGTTACGAGCCGAAAGACGACGAAAAAGAACAGTATGATGGCATTGATGCCTTTAGTGGTTTGAAAGAAGCATATGTTGCTTATACTGATGACCCAACGATCACTGGTCAAATGGGACCTGCGGCAATTAGTCGTTTACAAGAAGCAGCAGCGACGTCTAACTCTTTTTCCTATGCCCTCGGGTATACGATTAATAGAAAGATGCTTCCTGAGTACCAAAAAATTCCTGAGCTGTGGCGTGAAATTGCTACGACCACACCAGTTAAAGATTTTAAAATGCAAGAGAGAATCCGTTGGGGAGGCTTTGGTATTCTTCCTGAAGTGCAGGCAGCTCGTACTTCTCAAGGTACGCCAGTTGACTCAGCAAGCATTAGCTATACGGAACTTGGTTTCCCAGCTGATGAAGAAGCAACTTACGCCATCGGTACTAAAGGTGGTAAGGTAACGCTTACTCGTAGAATGATCATCAATGATGACCTTAAAGTTCTTCGCGCTATTCCTAAGAAATTAGGTTCAGCCGCTGCTCATACATTGAATCAGTTTGTCTTTGATCTCATGTTGGGCATGTCTTCAGGTACCATTAACGGTGCATCGATGTATGATAGTGTTGCATTATACGCAACAGACCATAGAAATTACAGAACGACAGCTTTAGGTTATGATAACCTCAGCTCTCTTGTTCAGGATATGTGGTTTCAAGTAGAAACAGGCGCAACGACGACTGCTAATGATGGCACGCTCGCCGAATCTGATACGACATTCACTGTGACTAATGGCGCGATTTTTAAAGCCGGCGACATGTGTCTTTGCGAAGGTGAATTAATGCGTATTACCAGTGTTGCGACGCATGATCTTACCGTTGCTCGTGGACAATATGGAACGACTGACACCTCGCATGCAGATGCTAAGACAGTCTACTTGGTAACTCGTTTCTTAGGGCTCGATCAGCCTAAGCTTTGGGTTCCTCGTTCGCTTTATTCAACTGCTATGCAGCTTCGTGACTCAGTGCTCAATCCTGAGAACGCAGAGAACGGCGTTAACACGCTTAAAGGTCAGTTTAATTTAATGAGTCCTTGCCCTTACTTGCAGGGTGATGAAAATAACTATTTCTTATCGTCTCCTGTTGATAAGTTGGCCGGTATTGAAATGGGCTTTTTGAATGGTAAAGAAGCACCAGAGCTCTTTGTTCAAGATAATCCTGTTGTCGGTACAGTGTTTACAGCCGATACGATCACTTACAAGGTTCGTCATGAATACGGCGGTTGCGTAACTGATTATCGTCCATTTGCTGCTTCAATTGTAGCGTAAGCAGATTAATAACCCTTAATGGCGATGGCTATGGCGCTTCGGCGCCATAGCACAGCTGTTAAGTTGTAAAATACTTAATGTTAAGGAGGAAATGATGTCAAAGATGTCCCGCTTTAAATACCATATTGCTGAAAAGCGAGGTACAGCCTACACGATTGCTGCGAATACTACACTCACTGCTGCGAACATTCTGCAAGATGGTTATGGTTTTATAAAAATTAACGGTGCCTATACGTTAACCCTTCCCGTTGCTTCGTCGTTTCTTAAAGGAATAGTTCTTATTATCGCTGGAAATAACGGTTCCTCAGCTGTCACTGTAGCTGCTGGGTTTGGCGGTGGTGGCACGAGTTTTGATTCAGTAACCATAGGCGCTTACAACACCATAAAAGTATGGTGTGATGGTTCTAACTGGCACGCATGTGGCGAGTCAGTAACTGCTTAAATACCCTTAATGGCGATGGCGACAAGCACAGCTGTTAAGTTGTAAAATACTTAATGTTAAGGAGGAAATGATGGGAAAGAAAACGGCTTTTGAGTATATGATCGCGCAGAAACGTGGCACTAAGCTTACGAAGGCAGCCGATTACGCGTTAACACAAAACAATATCTTAATCGATGGTTATTCATTTATTTCGTTATCAGCGAATGTAAAGTTAACCTTACCTGCAGCTAGTGCAGCCTTAGCTGGAGCAAGTGTGTATGTCGCAACAACTAGCCAGGGTTACGTATACGTTGCCGCCGGTTTTGGTGGTGGTGGTGCGAGTTATGACTCGGTTAGTATTGGTAAGTATGAAATGGTTGAGTTCTGGTGTAGTAACGAGTCAACACCTTATTGGTATGCATTGTCGGTTTCAGTTGCTGGCGCTGGTTCTAGCTCAAGCTCAAGTTCAAGCAGCTCAAGCAGCTCAAGTAGCTCTAGCTCAAGTGGCTAAGAGTATAACATTCAACAAAGGAGATTGTCGTGGGGGTACCAGGTTACAGATGTCCTTTTAAGAACAACGCGGCCGATGGAATTGTTTGCGAGAATATAAAGTGCGGCGCGTATAATGTTAAAGAAGAAGATTGTAATTTAATATTAAATGCGAGACGCCAGGTTAACGTTTTCGGTGCTGCTAAGTATAAAGAAGACAGCGGTAATGTAAATGTTCAACATTCAAGCTCAAGCAGTTCAAGCTCAAGCAGTTCAAGTTCAAGCTCAAGCTCAAGCTTTAGCTCAAGTAGCTCAAGTAGTTCAAGTAGTTCAAGTAGTACAAGCACGTAAAGGAATGATATGCCTATAGTGAAGGAAGATTTTTTACGTCGACTAGAAGCATTGTTGCAAGATCATGGCCAGGAATTACAGCCTGACGATAAAGAACGCTTTGTCGATCAGGCTGTACTTCTTTATTCAAGCGATAAGCCCCAGAAAATGGTTCATGAGATTACTGGCGACGGTGACGCATACGATTTTGACTTACCAAATGATTGGCAAGATAACTTTAGTTACGTAATGGGAAAAATAGAATATCCATCAGGCGAATATCAAGTGCCTCCTTACATCGAGGATGCTGACTGGGGATTTATTGATACTTTATCATCATCGGTGCGCGTAGTCGTTCTTCGTTTTCTTGCATTCGTACCAGAAAGTGCGAAAAAAGCTAGGTTTACGTATGCTATTCCGCATACATTGAGCGCTTCATCCAATACAGTGTATGAAAGCGATACTGAAGCTGTGCTAGCATTAGCAGCTTCCCTTTGTTTTTGGGCTCTTGCGGCCAAATATGCACAATCCGTTGACAGCACTATCGAAGCTGATGTTGTTGATTATCAACGGAAATCAGATCTTTACATTTCTTTAGCACAGGAGCAACGCGGTCGATATAACGGTTTAATGGGTATCGATGCGAATGCGACAGGTGGAAGTAAGCGTGGCACAGGAGCAAGCGGCAACGTGCAAAAGGAATTCGACGTGATTTATCCATGGGGCGATGATTATTTGACCCATCCGCGTCGACAAAGATAACCCCCAAAAGCAAAGTAGTAAAGGCAGAGATACTGACGTACATTATTTTACCTCACCCAATCTCTATCTCTATCTGATAACATACGGGGCCGTCCTAGATGTCGACAGTACTAACCCGAGAGGAAGCGCTGGACGTGGGTGCAAATCCCACTGGCTCCATAAGAAAGGGAAATATGTCACTTGCACTAATAAGAACACAAATTGCTACAGTGATCAAGGCAGCTACATCGCTGGCTAATACTGTTTATGAGTATAAACGGTATAGTGCTGATTTTGATTCTTACAAAAGCTTATTTAAGGAGAACGAAATTATTCACACATGGGATATTGAGCGCCCGCATGTTTCAAAAGACCAGCACGGCGGGCATGGGGGCCAAGAAGACTCTGTCCACACCTTTATGGTACGTGGTTTTTATCGTTTAAATGACTCCTTAGCGTCTGAAAAAACATTTAATGACATCGTAGAGGACGTTATACAGGCGTTTATTGAAGATATACAGCTCGGCGCCACGGCGACAACAATCGAATTTCCTATAGAAGCAGATATTACTAATGTGATGTTTGCGCATGTACTTTGCCATAAAGCAGAGATAACTATAAATGTACAAGAACGAAGAATTTTTTAAGGGAGGAACAAAATGGTTGATTCTTTAGTAAAACGAATTGCTCAAGTAGCTGCGAAAGCAGAAAGTACAAGCGGTACGGCTGAAACTTTAACAGCCTCAGAGGCCACGATGTTGGCGTATGACCCAAGTTTTTCATCAGATGATGAACAATTTAAACGCAACCCGGTCGTGAAACACATGTCTCGCTTTAGTAGTTTACCTGGCGCGAAGAAAATGTCAGCCAGCTTTAAGGTTGAGTTAATGGCTCCAGCGTCAGCAGGCAAAGGTGTTGCTATTCCGTTATCACCATTGCTTAATGCTTGTGGATTCGCAGAAACACTGTTAGGTGGGACGTCAAACGCGTACGCAACAAAATCTTCAGGGTTCGAAACAGCCACTCTTGGGTATTACCTCGATGGGTTTAGACATGTTATGGCAGGAGCCGCCGGGAACGTAAAGTTTCAATTCAAAGTCGGCGAGCCAGTTATGTGTGAGTTTGACTTTGTTGGCAAATATTCATCGCATAGTGATACGGCACTGTTGACACCAACATATCCGAGCATTGTTCCCTTTATGTTTATGGGCGCAACGGTAGAGATTCTCGGGGATGTGTTAACGATTGATAATCTTGAAATTGATATGCAGAATGAGATTGTTATTTCTCCGTTGCCTTCAGATGCAAGCGGCATTGATTACGCTAAGATCGTTGGGCGCGACCCTGTCATGACGTTTGACCCAGAAATGGTATTGATGGCTGACCACGATTTTCTTGGGAAGCTTCAATCAAGCGCCACGGCGGCGGTTACTATAAGAATGAATAACTCTGACGCAATGCTTCAGTTTAGTATGCCAGCAGTTAGGTACACAAGCGTTACCCCTGGCGATCGATCTGGCTTGGCTATTAATAACGCTACATGTGAAATATGTAAATCAGCAGATGCAGGGAACGATGAAATAGCAATACTAATGGCTGCTTCGAGTTCAAGTTCGAGTTCGTCTAGCTCAAGCTCAAGCAGCTCTACATAAGAGGTGAGTGATGCAGGTATTGGCGAAGATAAAAATTAAGAAGTTTACACTGCCCAGTTTTCTTGATGCAAGCGTTCCTTTAGCGCAAGCAGCTAAGAAGATCGCCGTCCAGGCTCAAATCAATATACGTCAACGACGCAGGCCTGATTTTTCTACACAAATCAAACTTAAAAAATCAACTATCGATAAGAAACGTAGGGCCGGGATGCCGCGCCCTACGACTCCTTTGTTCGGTACCGGACAGATGCATGGCGGTATTCGACCGAAGAAACTCGGTAAGAATCATTACGGTATTGGAGTTAGGAATGTAGGTCATCCAAGCCGTACAGACGTAGCACAATATCATCACAACGAGGGCGTTGGCCCTCAGAAAACAAAGCGACCATTTATAGGCTTAAACCCAAAGCTCATTACCTGGATCAATGCCAGGTTTGAAAGATGGTTTGTTCAACAAGGTAAGAAAAGGAACTAGGAGGAAATAATGATTGACCCAATCGCTTTAGGGCAAACAAAAGAGTACACTTTAAAAAAAGACACAGTAAACCCGACTATTTGGATGATCAATTCGTTAGACTCGGTTGAGCAATCTGAACTTTTAATGGCAAATTCAGCAGAGGGTGAAGTTGAAAAAGCCGGGATTGCTTCAATGAACTTTCAAGCCGTCAAGTATGGCTTGCACAGTGTCCGTAACTTTGGAAGCCATGAGCTTGTTAAGGAAACTGTTAGATTCATGGACAAAGATCGCGAAGTAGTCGCCGATGAGTCGTTGCTGGTTATCCCAATTACCGTTATAACAGAATTAGCAAGCGTTGTTTGGGGTATGAATCATCTAACGGAAGCGGAAACAAAAAACTGATACTGGCAGTACAGCTATCTTATTTAGGTCTTAGCTGCCAAGACTGTAGAGAAAAAGAAGCTTTAAGGTTGTACCGGGGGTGTGACGGTGGAGGCAAGTTAGGGTTTCAATACGACGGTAAGGTTATTGATTATTGTCCTATGAAACTAATAACGGCAAACACGAATGGCTATATTCAGTATTACAGCTGGTTCAAGAATGGGTTCTTACCGCTTCCTGGATCGATTGCGCAACAACCGATTAAAGTGCTTGAAGCATTCAATGTTTTAGAAGGCGCTGAGATCGACGCGCAAGATAAGAAGTAATTATCAATTGTACGATAGGGGCTTATTATGGGTAAGAAACAAGAATACATCGTAGAATTATCATTTGCGGATAAGTCAACGAAGAAACTTCTCGCTGCTCTCAATGCACAGAAGAGAGCTATTCAACAATTTAACGGTGAGATGACCAAGACAGGCCTTGTGACGACAGCGGCTATGGGTAAAGCCACGACCGCTGCTAAAAAAACCACGCAAGAATTTGGTCGTATGCGAGTAGCGACTGAAGGGCTTCGGCGTAGCATCGGGCAATTACGTAATATATTACTGTTATACTACTTTGTATACAATCCTCTCAAGAGAGCAATCACTTCAGTGACTAAAGCAGCTATGGATCAAGAAAACGCTGAAAGAGCGTTGGCTGCTGCCGCAATGTCTACTAAAAAAATCACTGAAGCACAGACTAAGGCAATGATTAAATACGCTGGTGAGCTACAAAATCTTTCCGGTATATCAGATAATGAAATCATTAAGTCTCAAGCATTAATGACAAGCAGAAAATTTACGAATGACCAGATTAAAGAAGCAATTCCATTGATGGTTGACTGGACGGCATTCTTGAAAGCAAGTGGCAAAGAGCAAGAAACTGTTACGAATGTTACTCGCCGCTTCTTAACGGCTATGGGTGGACGTGTGACGACGTTGCGTACTTATGGTATCTCTTTATCAGACACTACGATGAAAACAAAAGCCTTCGGAGACATCCTTACAGACGTCCGTGCCGCTGTTGAGGGTAATGCAAAAATGCTTGGGATGACTTACACGAGTACCTTAAAGAAAACATCAGAAGCGTGGGGCGATTTAACGGAAGCGATTGGAGAGTTTTTTACTGAGTCAATCCCTTTACGCGCTGCCTTAACAGTATTAGCAACGAAATTAAACGAGTGGGAGACTTCGCTAGACAGCGCTCGTGAAGAATCAGAAGCTCTTAATGATACGTGGATCATGCTAATCGCGACAGGGACCGTGATCCACCGAGTAGTTTCGACAATGTCAGCGGGCTTCCAAACCGTTGCTATCTCTATTGAAATGGCATTAAATGCTTTTGTGCTACTGACAACAAAATTAGAGAAAAAAGCTTCTGTCGATAATTGGATTACGCGACTCGGAGCAAAGTGGGGCGACGCCACCGGGGCAATGACCGGTTACATGAATAAGCTTCAAGAGCTCGATGGTGAAGGCGGCGGTGCAATGGGAGAAGAGCTACAGAGCACTCTTGATGCCGCGCGGCTTCGATTAGCGGCGTTGACGGAAGACCTTGAAAAGGTAGGCGTTTCGGCGAGTAAAGCGCTCTCAGGGGAAAGTGTAGAGGATTTTAAAAATAATATCATACAAACAGTGAAGGATATTCATATTGCTAACGAGCAACTCAAGAAAGAATTATCGGGGTTAAGCGAAAACAACACGGAAGAAGTAGCAGATCAATACGATGCCCTTGAACAATTGTCTCAGAGGACAGTAACTACCATGCGTAATACTTTCGTCGACGGATTCTTCCGTGTTATCCATGGCGAAACAGTAAAAATGAAAGATGTTTTCATTTCCATGGGTGACATTATTATAAAAAAACTACTCGAGATCGTTGCGACAGAAGCCCTAGTGGCTGCAGGATTCCAAAACGCTTTAGGGCAGTCAACGGGATCGAAGAATAGTTTGTTTGGAACAATCCTTAGTGGAGTATCAATGGCTGCTGGTATGTTTAGCCCAGCTTCTCCCTCGATAGCAGGAGCAAACGCATCTATCGCCGGCTACGCACCAGGGTCTTCATATACTATTAGCCATTTAGGCGGCCCTGTTAAAGGAAAGAAGTACCACAGTGGAGGAAGAGTTGATGAAGTCAATGCAACCCTACTTGAAGGGGAAGGCGTTCTAAACCGTCCCGCAATGAGCGCTATGGGAGTCGACAATCTGAATAAGTTAAATCGTGGGCAGGGCGGTGGTGGATCAGTGACAAATTATTACAACATTAATGCTATCGATGTCCAAAGCTTTAGAGATCGCTTAGAAGAAAACGGCGATATTTTTCAAGACGCTGTTGAGTCAGGTATCAATAATAATGAATCGATAAGGTCAACAATGAAAACAAAGGCGACGTAATGGGAAATGAGCATATATTAACATTGTCCCCTGAGTTCGGGATTAAAGAATCAATACAATTTAATACATCGAAAACTGAAACGGAAAGCGGGCTTGAATACCGTGCGAGCCTTTGGGATGATGGTTTACGTGATTACGTTGTTAATGTGAAGTTTTTATCAAACACAGATATGGACACGATTTGGGATTTTTTTATTGCGAGGAAAGGAAGTTACGATAGTTTCCTTTTAAAAATAGAAACAGAAATGGACGCTGACGCTGAGAGCCTTGGCAACGGCGACACGGCTGAGACTCAGTTCTTGCTCCATCACTTCCCTGTTGAGATAGCCTCAAACAATTCTTGTACTGTTGGCGGATCCGCGGAAACGAATTACACGTTAAGCAATAACTTCGTTACTGAAAAGTCATACATTACCTTTGATAGTGCGCCAGCCGCGGCAGCAATACTTGTTACGTATGATTTTTATTACCGCGTTAGGTTTAAAGAGGACACGCTTACAAGAGAGCTTGTTGCGTATCAGTTATTGCACGCAGGATTGAAATTCACAGAAGTTAGGTGGAGTTCTTTTGTCCCGCCTAATGGGAATTCATCGAGTAGCTCGTCTTCGAGCTCAAGCTCAAGTTCAAGCTCAGGTTAAGGAGCCTTTATGATCACATTACCCGCTGCTTTAGAAACAATCAGAGTCTTACTCAACGCTAAACCTCTTGAGTTGTACGACATCTATCTGGGCTCACAAACAGCTGAGGATGCGAACACTCTTTATTACGCTAATTTCTACAAGTCAACAAATTTCTTTACTTATATCGGGGAATCAGCGCAAGCCTATACACCGATAGGCGTTAGAAGAACCCCAATCAAAAGATCATCACAAGGCGAAATAGAATCAGTAACATTCAGCGTAGATAATGTTAATCAAGTTGTTTCTAGTTACGCTGCTTCGCACGACTTCAGGAATAAAAGAATCGTGGCTCGCCTTGTCTTCCGTGACCAATTAAGCTCCGCCGATAATTCTTTTGTTGTCTTTGACGGGTTAATCCAATCAATATCTTTTTGGCAAAAGAAAAAAACGCGCACTGTAAAAATTATCGCAAAGCCTAAAATGAATAGCTTAAACATTGAGACGGGTTGGCCATATGAAATTCCCTGCAACTGTAAGTTTGGTGATACATTTTGTGCAGTAGATAAAGACATCGCCGCTAACAAAGTAAGCGGCACGGCAACCGGTGGGTCCACGTCAACGCTAATTGATACTACTAACCTCGATCAGGCTGATGATTACTGGAACTACGGACAAGTAAATTTTACATCGGGCGATAACGATGGTGATAAACGTAAGATTATAGACTTTGATAACGCTACTAAGACAGCGACATTGGACTATGCTTTGCCTAATACCGTATCAGCAGGTGATACCTTTGATATTTTTCGTGGCTGTGATAAAACATTAGACATGTGCACGAATACATATAGCAATGATGCAAATTACCATGGGTTTCATTCGATCCCACTAACGAAATGAGGTAGTATGGAAGTTAAAGATTTAATTGGTATACCATACAAGTTAGGACGACACGACTTAAATAAGTGCGGATGCTACGGCGCCGTACACCTTTTCTTTAAACACATAAAAGGAATCGATATTCCTTATGGTGACGGCAAGATAATACTGCCTTTCTGGTTACGTAATCGCTTGCTCGATGGCAGGCGTATAATGAACGGTTATCAATCAGTTACTAAGAAAATTATTACGAACTTCGATGATTTAGAACCGCTTGATATAATGGTTTATAAAGGGCTTCGGCATGACTTCGCTGTAGGGGTTATCATTGATTATGAAAAATGCTTAACGACAAGTAGGAGCTTAGGTACTTTTTTAATGCATTACCCAAAATTTCGCAGGCTATTTTACAAAGGGATCAGAGTGTTATGATAAGAAAAATAAAAACGATTCTGTTAATGGCATGTATTCTTGCGTATGCTAAAAATGCTTTCGCGTTTGTTGCGACTTTTGTTGCTGTTGTAGGTTTCCTTGCGGCTCCTGCCTTCACTATTGGAACGGCCACTGTTGTTACCTGGGGAGCAGTTGTTCAGGCTTGCCTGTTTGTTGCCGCAGCTGCTATGTCTATTGTGAGCGCAACACGTAAAGCTGACAGCATGTCAGCGCCTCAATCACGCTACGCTTCTGGTGGCACGATTTCGAATACAAGCTCAAATGAATACGTTGTTCCTATCGTATATGGTAATGGCGACGGGGATGGATTAATGGTTGGCGGAAATACAATATGGCAATCAGATCCGGGCACAACAGTGAAACGGTTCTTAGGTCTTTCTATCGGTGAATGTGAAAGCGTCACGAATGTACGTATCGATAAAGAACCAATAGCCTCGCTATCAGGCTGTTCGTATACTTTTTATTCCGGCAGCACAACGCAAACCCCAGACTCTCGATGCGATGATGAAGTGAAAGGCCTGAGGGACGTGTGCTATTTAGCGGTAACTATTCAGGCGAGCGATAAAGTAAGCGGAAACCCGGTTGTGAGTTGTCAGTTGAAAGCAAAAAAAGTACAAACATGGAACGTTGGCAACTCTGATTGGACGACAAATACTAAAGTTGTTTCTAACAACCCGGTAGCAAATTTACGCGACTACTTATTGACAAGCCGTGTATTAGGCGGTGGAGGCCTCGCCACAACTGATATAAGCGAAACATCGTTTGGCGCAGTATCTGTTGAATGCGACGACTTAGTCTCTGATGGTGAAGGCGGCACCGAAGCGCGCTATGAAATGTCCCTTTCTATCGATACGCGACACCCTGCTTTAGATAACGTACAAAAAATGCTTATCAATTTTAACGGTAGACTGATTCGTAGTGAAGGAAAGTATAAATTAGTAATAGAAAAAACAGGGTCTTCAGCAGTTCTTGCGTTTACCGAAGACAACATTGTTAAAGACTCATTTAGTTACGGTTACGGCAAAGCAGACGAAACGCCAAACAGAATGATCATGCAATGGTGGAAGCCTGACGAAACGCAGAACGCTAAACGAGCGGCTATTGCTGATGATGAAATCGACCAAGAAACATATGGTCGCCGTGAAATGCAGATCGAAATTTTCGGTGTATGTAGACAAAGCCAAGCATTGCGCATGGCAAAGCTCAATCTATATGATGCAAAGATTAATGATGAGTGGTGCACTTTCGAAAGCACGCCAGAAGCAATGGCTATTGAGCTTGGCGACATTGTCTCTGTAACGCACTCACTGCCCGCTTGGACCGCGGCGCTATTTAAAGTTGTGTCCATGACTGACTCAGGTTTTGGGAAAGCACAATTCGTTTTACGGGCGTATAATTCCTCTATGCATGATGACGGATTTTCGTCTACGTTTGACGACTGGGATTACGGTTCGCCACCGAATCCTTTTGCTGCGGTAACCGATGTAACTGGCCTAGCCGTAACGGAAGTCGGTTGGCGCAACGAAGATGGTACACATATGGCTCATATTAATGTTGCCTGGACCGCGCCAGTAAGCAGAAAAGAATTATTAAGCGGGTACGCTATTCAGCTTGCTAAACTTGACGGGACCTGGGGTGACTACCTTACCGTTGGCAGTGCACATCAAAGTGATACAGCACATAGGATTATACAAAGCCTTGAAGTCGGTGAAACATACAGAGTTAGAGTCCAAACGCATTCCGTTAACAATGTTCTATCAAACGGCACCGTGTCAAGCCAAATTACACTCACTGGTAAAGACGCCGACCCGGCTGATTTAGTCCACTTCCTTTTGAGAAAATACCGTGATCGACTTCTTGCAACTTGGACATTAGTAGCAGACACCGACGTTCAGGAATACGAAATCAGAAAAGGGGCATCATGGGCCGCAGGCAAAACAGTCGCTACTCAAGAGACTGGTAACGAAGTTGAGTTCCGTGACGTTGAGACAGGGGTGTCGCAATCGTACTGGATTAAAGCACTTGACCGATCGGGTAATTATTCTGCGAATGCGCTGGAGGCAACAGTATCAGTCTATGGTATTCCATTTCAAAACATAGTGCAGACTAACACCGAGCACACAAACTGGCTGGATAATGCAAATATATATAATGCATCTGGTGAGGACGGTGCCTGGCCTCTAAGGAAAGCAACATCTGGGTATGATAAATTATCGCAATCTTTTACCGTTGGCGGCGATGCAATTACTGTTCAAAGCGCCAAATTAAGATTAAGAAGGATAGATCAAGGGGTTTCCTCATCGAGCTCTTCGTCCTCTTCGAGTTCTTCATCCTCATCGAGCTCCTCATCGAGCTCCTCATCATGGTCTTCGTCTTCAAGCAGCCAAGACGACACAACGAAATTGCTACTTCACATGGACGGTGAAGGCGTTGATGGTTCAGGCATAGCTATTGACTACAGCGACTCGCAACACATTGTATTAATTGATGACCCTATACCTGCTATCAGTTCAACTGAGAAATACTTTGGTGATTCTTCGTTATATCTTTATGATGCAAGCCTAAGGATTGCTGATTCGCCTGATTGGGATATAGCCGCGAACACAACCGATAATTGGACTATAGAGTGCTTCGTTAAACAAAACTCAGCGGGTCGACAAACGGCTTTTATAAGTCAGCATGAGGACGCAAGCAATTATTGGAGACTAAGGCAAGACACTGGTAGCTACGATATAGATTTCAGTGTCGTTTCTGGCGGGAGTGAAATTATTAACCTAACTGCCACTGATGGGGTAGGAGACACTGACTGGCATCATTTATGTGTTATTAAAATAGGGAATAATTGGGGTTTATATATAGATGGAGTGCGGTTTGACAGTGACGAAGGGAATAATAATTCAGACACATTTGCTGGAGACTTATGGATAGGTGAACAAGCAAGCAGTTTATTCATGGAAGGCTACATGGATGAAATACGCATTGAAAATAGTAACCCTTACAACGCTGATCCGACGAGTGCAAGTAGCATTACCGTACCTACAACAGAACACACTAAGACTGGTAATACTAAGTTGCTACTTCACTTTGAGTCTATTGACGCGTCAACACAGAAGCACCCTGTTACTTTCATTGGCACAATAGCAAGAGATACAGCACAGAAAAAGTTTGGTACTCAATCAATGCTTGGCTTGACAGCAGGCACTGTTCTAAGAATGCCGGACTCAAGCTCATGGGATATATTTGGTGACGTTGATGATAGCTGGACTCTTGACTTTTGGTTTAAATTCACGGCAATCCCGAACAGTAAAGATTATTTTTGCGGGGTGTATGACATTATGAATGATTGTTGGGGATTGTATCACGATGATGGTAAAGGCATTCGTATGTATGTCACTTCAAATTATACAGGAACGAATACAAATTATTTCAATGGTACACCGGGACTAGGTTCAGGTAGAACTTATATAGCAGATACCGACTGGCATCATTTTGCTCTGGTTAAAAACGGGAACACCTGGGGCATGTATATGGATGGGGTTCAAACCTCGTATGACTTTGAAGACACCCATGAATTCGTATACGAAGGGGATATGTATGTCGGCGGTTGGTGGTATAGTGGAGCTATTGCTTCGACGTTCCCAGGTAATATAGATGAATTTCGAGTCAGGCATGATAATTGGTTTAACGCGTCCCCTGTGATCGGAATGACTGATACTATCACAGTACCTAACGCTCCTTATCCGGGAGGATCCTCTTCATCGAGTTCTTCTTCATCGAGTAGTTCTTCTTCATTCTCAAGCAGCTCGAGTTCTTCTTCATCGAGTTCTTCATCGATGTCGAGTTCTTCATCATCAAGCGCTTCCACAGGGCCAACAAATGATGTGTGGGTAACAATAGAAACAGATAGTAGTGATGACCCTGACGGCACTCCTTTAGCTAACGGAACATCCGCTAAAATAGATCTAACTGATATTACCACAGATATTGGTTGGTACTCATTCGTGTTTCCAGATGACGTTGCCTTGTCAGCAGCAACGAAATACCACGTGGTTCTTCAGGGGAGCTACACTAAGAGCGATACCGTTTACCTCGAGTGGCGCGCTGACGTATCATCAGGAAGCTTCGCTAACGGTGCCGCTAACAAACATTCAGACGGTGGCGCGTGGGCGACAGATACCGATGATGATTTCCTCTTTGCAATCACCGAGTCACCGTCAGGCTCAAACTACGACACGTCAACAGGAGACTTAACCTTCGATGAGGACGGCGACTTATCATGCGTGTATTACACAAGCGAAAAAGATATGGGTTACATAGCTGAAGCGCGCATATTTGTTGACTATGTCACTGATTTAGAAGACGGTGTTGACTACGATATTGAAGTAAGGACATCCACTGATGGGTCAACATGGACAACATGGGACACCCTTGTCTCTGCTGATTACTATATGCGTTACTACCAAGCTCGTATGACTATTACACGCGACAGCACCGCGCTAGACCCTACGGTGAGTGAGTTCGTTCTTAAGGCAGACTTGCCAGACGTTGATGAAACAGGTGAGGGGACCATATCTGTAGCGGCAACAGGTGTTACTATTACGTTTAGTAAAACGTTCCACGAAATACCTGTAGTTAGGGCCGATATAGCAAGCGGTGACGGAATTATAGCAACAGTAAGCTCTATCTCAACAACAGGGTGTGTGATCCACTCATATATCTTTGACGGCACACAAAAAACAGGAACTATTAAATATCATGCTCACGGCATATAAAGGAGAACGCTATGGCAAAAGAAATCAATGCGCATAAGATAGTTGTTAATTATAATCCCGACGGTAGTTTTTTATCAGGCATATTCTTATATACTGTAGTTGACGGAGGCGGTACGTCGGATGGAAAGATAAAATCAATCGAAGTAACAAGCGACACCACGCCGGCAGCTATTACTGCTTTCACTAATAAAGCAAAAGTACGGGCACGAAACATTGAAAACAAACGACCATCGTTGGAATCACAAAGGAGCGTATCATGACTAATGGGGACGGGAATAAAGTTACCTGGATAAAATTTGTTGCACCAGTGTTTGCTATCGGGATCCTTGTCGGCGCTGCGTTCGTAAGTCATTATAGGCTCGGCGTTATTGAAGCCTGCGTCAACTCTAACAAGGAAGGCATCGAAGTAAGGGTTGCGGAGCACAACTCTAACGTTCAACAAATAGCCTTGATGGGTAAAGACATTGAAGTCATTCACTGTGATATTGGCGAAATCAAAACATCACAGACTTGTATGGGTAACGATATTAACGACATCAAGATCATGCTGATAAAGATGGATAGCAAAAAGTTGCACTAAGTGGTATAACGAGGCACTCATGAAAAAGAATGAATTTATTCAGCAGCTTAACTTATTATCTGAGCAGTGGCTTAACCGTGATCTGCCAGAGTACGCTGATGAAACCACTATGATGAAATTAGCATATATTACGTTGTGCGGGCGTATGACGCACATGATTGGTGCGAACATGAACGCGACAAGTAGTTTATCAAGCTTAACAAAGGAGGTTGACAATGCCTAACGGAGACGGTACGGGTAGATTAGGAAGAGGAAACGATTGTAATGATACTGCCAAGAAAGACCGGGCGGGACAAAACAATGGTTATGGACAGACAGGACGTGGGCAAGGAAGAAGAGTAGGCGCACAGCTCAATGTAACACGCAATAGACAAATGCGCAGAGGACAAAACGGTTAATAACGAGGAGGATGAAAAATGGCAGAACAAAAAAAGAAATGGTATTTATCAAAAACAATGTGGGCTAACATCGTCACATTAATCATCGGTGTTGGATTGTTGGTTGACCAGCAGCTCGGAACATCTATTATGACATCAAGTGGCGTTGCAGCGATTATATCAATTGCTTCCGCTCTTGGTCTGTACGGAAGAGCAGTAGCTAAAACCACCATTAATTAAAGGAGCAATCATGGTCAGTGATATCATAGCAGTAATAAAGGTAGCTCTTAAATTATTCCTTATGGTTTTCTCTGTTCGATTAGAAAAAAATAAAAAGAAACAGGCTTTCAAAAAAGAGGGGTTACAAAATGTTCTCACAGGTATTGAGGCAGACGACCCTAACATTATCACTGCTGGCTTTGATAAGCTCAACAGGTTGTGCTAGGAAAGTTATCCTCCACCCCATAACTGATCAGGATATATTCAGAATTAAACAAGAAGCTATTGTTAACAACCAGGCCGTCCAAAAGGACGGCTGGTTTATTTCTGACATGTATCTTAAAGAAGTTGTTCAAGCACGAGTGGAGCAATAACGTGTGCTAATTATTTCAAAAGCGAGAAGAGGCTCTCATTTATTGTGCCTCGAGGACGATTAGCATACATTGACGTATATAACACGCGCCTTAGATGCTGTCATGGACATTCAGTGCGTTATGGTGGGGGAGTTGGCGGAATATCGATTCCTCTCAACAAGGCCGTTGCACAATGGGATAAAGCGAACCGCGCTGACTTGACGTTAGTCAATCATTACCATCAGTACAGGTACTTTGGTAACATTATTTGTAACGGAAGTATGATTGGTTACAATGCCTACGCGCTATCAATTAAAGCCGACTACGAGCCGCCGTGCCAAAACTTTTTCTTAATTAATAAAACAAAAGGACTTACTGTTTCGTCGCCGATATTATTTTCTTAATCCCCGCCAAAATCCCCGGGCACTCTTCATCTTGCGGAGGTTATTCACGTAATCTCCGCACTTACCTTTTAAACTATTGTATTATATTAACTTATAGATTAAATGTATAATAAGGAATACAATCCCTGTTAGCAGCATACCCATCATCGTCCACGCTTTCCATCTGTTTTTAAGCTTCCCATTCTCGTTGCGGACTAAGCAAAACGCCCAAAAGATCTGGCTGATCGTTTTCTTATGTATGCAGTATGATATTATTTCCATAACAACTACTACTAATAAAATAATACTCATGGTAATACACCACAACCAATTGCCTGTTTCAATACCAAACCATACCGCCCATCCAACAAGGCCCAGAACTACTGGCCCAAGTGACAAGACTTCTGTGATTCCTCCACCTTTATTGTTCATTTTTTTCCTCCAGGGGTTAAAAGCTGTTAGAAATACGCCGTAATACGCCCACAAGCTAACAGAAACACGGTTTTCCGGCACTTTCTCCAGAAATACGACTCATTAATCGTTTAAAAGCCTATTAGGCTACGTAACGCGCTATTTCGATAAAATTATATAGCATCGAATCAGTTATTCTCGCTACGGACATCGTAATGATGTACCCTGCTGGCAAACATCATTGGCAAAAACGCTATAAGCCAGCCTAAAGCGAATTCCTCGGCCCGGGCGCTCGGCAATGGATTGACGACGCCTAATACCGCATAGCATATTGTTAAAACAGTGATATGGCAGCCAACAAGCCACCAGAGCAGGGGCCGCTTTAACGCGCGGTAAGAAATATATGCACTACTTGTCACACCATTTGTCACACCAAACACTATGCGTAGAAACACTTTGCCGGCAACAGAGTACGCTCCGTAGCCCAAACATAATGTACCAAACATTATTGGCGCCTGCAGTAAGGTTCGCCAATCGCGGGTGTATAAAAACATGCCTAAACACAGTACGCACGGCGCTAAAAAACGCCTAAGCCATTTTTCTTCCATGCCGCCCCACGCATACAATAATGCAAATGCGAGAACAAATATAACCTTTGATGCTTCAATCAGTTGGAGTTTCTTTTCACTCATTTTGCCTCCTTTTTTGCAAGCTTTTTAACCACAAGATCAACAACACCATTGACAGTGTTGCATAATGTTGCTTCTTCATCAGAAATCTCGATTGTGAACTCTTCCTCAATATTCATCACTAATTCTACTTCATCGAGGGAATCGAACTTAAGATCGTCTCGTATACGAGCAGTTAAGGTAAACTCTTCTTTTTGATGATCACCGCAATCTTGGTCAATAAGACATTCAATAACCTTTTCTTCAATCAGTTTCCGCTCCATGCTTCTCCTCCTTCACTTTGTATACACGTTTGTACTTACACTTCATGCTCGAACAATTTATAATCCTATATTCGTTACTCGCTGACGGGTTATCGACTAAGCAAGGCACAACCTCAGGTTTTTGGTTCTTAACCTGCTTCTTCGTCTGTTTCGCCATGCAGACAGGGCACTTTTCTTTTAAATAAGGCATATTATACCTCCACCAACGGTTTTACAGGGGCGTAGACGCGCACGAAATGCTTTCTCTCTTCCTCGCTCAACTCGTTGAAAGCTTCATCCATTGGCGCTGCGCATTTTTCAAGTAAATTTTTTTTAACACGCTCATAAAGCACCGGGTCATTATTGAGACGATCTGCGTTGTCGCGGACCCACTTTTCTGCTTCTAAAAACTTCGCGTAACGATCTTTGAAAATCTTCATTTTATGGCTCATTATAGCCTCCGTTTCCATTTTTTTCTTAGCCGATATGCCGATACGAGCCGATATTTGACCCCGTATCGCCTTTAAAGTGTTCTTAAACAACAACTTAGTTCCAGCCGCTATGCCGATACGCTACGAGAGGTAGGAAGCACTTTTTTTCATAGGGTTTGATGTATCATAATATGTAATAGTTACCATACTATATACTAAGTAGTATGATACATCAAGATTTTGAAAAGCTGCCAAGATCAGATTTTTGATGTATCATACTATTATGATAGTATGTATTATACAAGAAATCTAATTTGAAAAAAAATGCGTCTCGTTCACAAACCGTATCGGCATATCGGCTGGCCCTTTTTGAGGGCCGACATAGGTTAAGTTGTTTGATAGCCCCAAAAGTCAACTTTTTGACACCCGATACGACCCCCGATACGCAGGCGATACGCAAATATCGGCTTAATATAGTAATAATAGGGCTGCTCATTTTCACAGTAATCCCTCCGGCATATCAACGTTGATTGGGTCTATTTTTTTACCTGTTTTTGGATTATGGAACAAACTACGATCGCAGGGATACTTTTCAAATAAATCTTCGACCTTAGGCAAAAAGCTTGGGTCCTTCCCCTTCACGGTTCTGCCGATAGCGGAAAGCTTGAAAACGGACTCTTTCTTTCCACCGCCTTGTTCAGCGTACTCAAGGTAGTTTTTCTCGGTAAGGCTTTTCGCCCATTTCTTCACTTTTGATTTTTTCCAACCACACTTATCTGATATCGTGCGATACGTGCACGTAAACTCTTCAGCCCCTTCGGTAATTGAATTAAAACTTACTGCCATGTCTTGGATAATGCCTAAGAGTTCAAATGCCGCCGGGCCGCTTTCGTTGATTGTATGCTGCAGCACGGTGTCCATGATGACCTTAGCTATATAATAATCAGCCAACGTAGCTATTAGAATATTTTCACCAGCTGCGGTCTTCTTTTGTTCACGATGAAATTGATGGAAAATAGTAATTACTTCAATCAAGACTCTGAAGCGTTCAATATCACGGCGTATACGCACAGGCTCATTAGGAAATGCTTCCGTGATCTCGTCAGCGAAAGGAATAAGCACATTAAAATCAGGGTTGAGTATTCGTTGAATATTTTTCCACAACGCTAATTCCTTAGGATCGATAACGAATTTTTCACCTTTCATCTTCCTTGCGGTGATCTTTTTAATTCTTCCAGTAAGCTCCGGTGAGTCATCTGAGAATACAGAGAAGTTTCTTGTTTCATTCTCATCAAAGATTGACGCTTGTGTTGTCGTGCATAAGAACCCAGCTGGCCCCTTAACCGTTTTAGATATTGTTTCCATTGCTCCTGAGGAAGGATCTTTAATCGGCATCATCAAGATCAAGTCGCCTTCTGATTGCGCAGACCTGATGGAATAATCAGCTGATTCTGATCCAGGGAGTTCGTTTATGTAGACAATCTTATTCTGTAGGCCGTCCTCAGGCAAATGATAAAATGCTTGTGCTGTTGCTTTAGTAACATACCTGACACCTTCTTCTGGTATAAGCTTCATAACATTTTGGCAAGAGAACGATTTTCCACTGGATGATTCACCTTTAACGGTTACGTGTAACGGTTCTTTTGTGATCCTTGACGTAAACTGTAAATACACTAACAATCGCAAATCTTCTTCGCCGACAACCCCCATTCTATTTGTTACGTCCATGACATGTGAAAGTGGATCATTGTTTTTCTCTAAAAAAGAAAGGGCTTCTTCTTTTTCCTGCTCGGTCATTACATATACTTGCTTCTTTTTCTCAATAGCTTCTTTTGCTTCCTTGTCAAGTTGCTTGCGTGTTAAATCAAAAATAACACCCATGTCATGAATGATCTCGTTATCATCTGCTGCAACCGCGAAGCGCTTCTTATGAGAATCCATAACTAGGTTCGCAAAATCCCTGAAGAGAATTTTACCATTACGAGATAATGTGGTGTCACATTTGAATTTTCCCGCTTTCGTAAATTCAAATCCTGTCAATCGAAACTCATAATTCTTTTTCTTAAAAACCATTACCTCAGCGTCACGGAAAGTCAGACTAATAATTCCCTCCGAGATTGCCTGCTTTTTCTCCTGTGCGTTCTTCATAGGGCAAGCGCTTTGATCACAGTATTCCTGCACGATAGGGTCTTCACAGCCATAGCCTCGGTAAGGCGATCGCCATACAGAGTCAACGGTCTTTTGGACATCCTTAACAGTGTAGGTTGCTGGTTTCTCATTATTGAGTCGCCATGAACAAAGAATTGCTTCAACGTCTTCACGGACCATCCCCTGTTGTTTATAATATGATGCAATGCGAAAACAAGCCATGTCTCTATGGCCTGCATCAACGCCGTGCCTCATCTTATTAATACAAGGGAGCAGCTCGCCGCCAAGATTGCGAATGCTCTTCGGTCTTTCTTGAAGATCGTAGCGAACTCTCTTCAATTCGTTGATCTCAATGATCTCGTCGATCAACTTACAGTCATTCGTTTTGAATTCCTCTAAAGCCATGGTGTTTTTGTGTAACACAACATCGTAAGGATCAACGAAAACGGTACGATCATGAACTAAATCGCCGCCGAATAACGGTAAGAAAATAAAGTTACCAAAATAACCTTCATGGACTTCGTCTTGCTTAGGAAACAATTCGCATTTGAATTCAAGCTCATCAAGAAACATTTCATAAACAAGGCGCACTTTCACAGCTTCTATTGGTTTCTCAAAGAATGTCCATATGTGATGCCCTTTGCTTTTGCTGCGCTCAAGATAACACACAAGGCCAGAGTTTGTGATTTTATTATATAATGCGGCAACTTTATTAAAGTCTCCGTCATCAAGGTCGCATGCAATCCATTGCACAAATTGTTTATTAAAAATCGGATAAACGCCGATACGTTTTATTCCACGTAGGTGCTCCTCGTAGATTGTATCCGTTAAGGGTTCCTTGAGACACAGCTGATTCATCCCATACACATCAGTGCGGCCACGGAATAAACGAATAAATGGAGCAAGATGGATATTCTTCGCGGGCATGTAAAACTCCTTCCTCTGGTGTTGTAAAAAAAAGGGGCGGAATGCCCGCCCCTTCGCACTACTTACTCTGCTTCAAGATCTACTGCAATATCCTCTTTTTGCTTGTGGAAGGTTTGATAGCTTTGCTTACCTGCTTCATACTGTTCGTCTGAAGCCCTGCCGACGATTTCAATAACCGGCATAGAGAAGGCTCCTTTTTTACCGTTCTCTTGTCTTGATGACAAGCGATACACGCGGGAAAAGAAATCCTCACCAGTAAAGAACGCTTTTGAATTTAACTCTTTCGCTACCTTAATAGCTGAGCGCATAAATGTCAGCGAAAGTGGAAACGCATTCGGTGAATCAGCAAGCAACACGGGATAATTAAAGATCTCACCAAACGATGGTGGCTCTGAGCCATCCCATGCATAACCTGGTGCTTCTTGCACAGGTCTACCTTCATAGTCAGCGAACTCATCCTTCGCCATGGTGACGAATTTATTATCTCTACTCATCATCACAAGACCGCGGCCTACTTCAAAGCGAGCGCGAGTCTTAAACATGAATAAAGGAATAATGTCGATATGATCGCCATATATTTCCTCAGTTACTGAATTAGCAATCTGCCCGACCATACCCTTGCCTTGCGACACTAATTCCGAGAGCCCTTGCAGAATTAATAAGCGAGGCATCTTAATATCTGCGTTCACATCCACGTCATCGAATCCTGCTGCTGCACCACCATTTGATTTACGTACCACTTCTTTGTCTTCTACTTTTTCTAATTCTTTTGGTTCCATTACAACCCTTTCGTTTTTTAGTTATCCGTCCATTCTTACTGATAATTCTGGACGAAAATAGTTTTTAATTAATTCACTTGGGATTGGCGTGCATTCTTTAATCATGCCACCAATAAATGATGACAATGTCTTCGGGTGCACTGAGCGCTTAATAATATCACCGCGCCCACAATCTTCTTCGATCCAACGTAACGCTTCTTCTTTATTGTCGGGGACAACACTTGCATACAACTGCTCTGTCCTTGTCACCGCACAATTAAGTACCGCGCTTTTAAATCCTTTCATACCTTTCTCATCTAAATATTCAATCAACTTCTCTTCTGCTTGTCGCTTTTTCATTTTCGCGACCTTCTCTACCTCAGACGCTTTATGCGCTGCTTCCCTTGTGTCCAGCACTTCTTGAAGTAACTCGTTTTCACTCACTCGACTCGTCTCCTTTCTTTTTCCACTCACCATTTTCCATTTCATCATCAAGATCCTGGCATAACCATACTACACGTCCACCATCTTCTTGCAACGTCAACTCGCCACGAGCCACCCTCTTATCAGACACTTTATTTTTGTTGATAATATGGAATGCCTCATGCTTAGCCATTTCGTCGTCTCTCGCATTAATCGGATGCGAACACATGCTACGATCTCGCGTTGCTATTAAAACATATCTCTTCACTACTTCACCCCTTTCTTGTTACACGTTAATAAGCAAATTTATACATGTTGTCTATTATCTTATCCATGTCGTCAGTGTCGTAAATAACAAATGATTCACCGCCGGCCATCTTAGCGCGCGCCAAATTAGCTCTTTGGTAAGGCGTTGGCTTTGAGCCGCGTATCTTAAATTCTATTGCGAAGAAAATTTTGTTCATGACGAGAAAGCCATCAAAAGGCTTCTTGCCGCCGAGCTTCCCAGTATCAGGTATCTTGTACCAAAAGCTTTTCGGATCCTTCACCTGTATCTTCTTTTTGAACTTGCTGTACAGTTTCGCTTCCCTCATTTTGTTCAGCCAACTTCCTTTCCATACTCTTAATAATGCCTTTTTTGATCGATATATCATCATGCACATCCTTTACTACTACAACACCGACGTGAATCTTTCCGAAGTGCACGTCGGCTAAACACTTCATAAATTGATTAATCTTTTTTTCCTCATCAAACGTGTCTGATGATAGTGCGACTAAATCACCTTCTTCTAAACGAAGCCTTCTAATCATTTTTTTGTAATGCATTGCCACTCCATTCCTTTCCACACTTTCTGGTGTTTTTCTTTCATTGCAAATGCGAGCCAAAGTTGCTCCATTGAGTTGCGAGTGTAATGAAAATAACAATTATCTTTCAGCCAATGATAAAACAAGCCAGCATTTGCGTATGCAGGTTTATGCCCTGTCATCTCCTGCAACTGGTCTTGGCGGGGTAGCCAAATACCCAAATCATCATCTTTATTCTTAAGCACACCATAGTCATGTTGATCTGCTATCTTGGATTGTTTTATTTTCTGTATCTCCTCAGCCTTCTCGCACATCAAAATGTATTCTTTGCTTGTGTCCATTATCCCCCCTGCCAATGTTTGTGTTCTTTATACCCGTCCATTTTGCGTAAGATTGCTAAGCCATACACCATGTCGTCGAGGCGAACATGTTCAAAATGATAACGCGGGTCGTTAATAATCCTCTGATACCCCTCCTCTGCTGGACCATAGCAATCATGCATAACAAGATAACCCTTACCATTGCCGCAAAGAAGAGGGTATAAGCACTCAATTTCATGCACAACGTGTTCTGTGTCGTGCGCGCCATCCTGGAAGATAAGATCAAAATTCACGTCATTAAAGCTGCATGTTGTCATGGTTGCTGAGTCGAGCTGATAAATCGTAGCAGGTAAATCTTTCAACATTTCAGCTACTTCATCTGACTTGACAATATCGATACCGTAGTACTGGCCTGAAGTGTATTGGAAGCGCGCTATGTTGTCCTTGATAGCGTGGGCCATATACCATGACGTGTAACCATACGCATGCCCAATCTCTAATACGTTCCTGCAGCGCAAGGCGCGAATCAGATAATACATCATAGGGCCGAAGAACGGAATTGTCGCGTTAATATTCACTGAGTGTTGTTTGTGCATGTGCTCCATGATCGGAGCGGGAAAATCATCAAAGTATTCCCTGTCGAGTTTGTGCATCTTCTGTGTCTTCATCATAGCATCAATGCGTTCTTGGGTGTCCTTTTTAAAAAACTTGCAATCGTTTCCTCCATTCCTGTTCATGCTTGAGCAAGGATAAAGCGAGCACTTTAAGCATTGCTCGGGCCATTCGTATTCTTTTGTCATAAATCCCCTTTCTTGAGTGCTTCTAGGCAATAATTCATTAAGCTTGCTTTTTTGTCTAACGCCTTGTATATAATTTCATCGATGGAATTCCGGGCCGCAAGGATGTAATAAGTACATTTGTTTTTTTGGCCTGAGCGATAAATTCTATCACATGCTTGAGAGTATTCTTCTTGAGAATAGGAGAGTGAATACCATACCATATAAGAAGAATTGTGCTGAAAATTAAGACCCATCCCGCCAGTTTTAGGATGACCGATAAGAATACGTTTTTTCTTGTCGAGGAAGTCTTGGATAGATTGCTCTTTATCGGTCTGTGCCATGGCACCGAATAATGTGAGCGAGTCATTTTTGAACTCATTATGTAGCCTTTCTATTTCGAAGTGGAATTGACACCAGATTATGATTTGCTCGTCCTCTGGTATTTCGTCAAGAAGATCTTTAAGCGCGTTAATCTTGCTTTCAGATATTAGAAGCGGAACACTCGCGTTATTAATAATGAACCCACTCGTTACTTGCCGCAGCTTCATCATTTTAGCAAGCTCATTCGCTGACAAAACAGTATGCCCTTTAAACTCGAGAACGTTCTCTCTTTTCATTTCGTCGTATGCGGTTTGCTGAATATCATCCATGTCGATTAACCGCACTTCATAAACACGATCAGGCAGGTCAAGGCAATCTTGCTTACGTATACTAAAGGCTTGCTTTGATACTTGCGCCATAATAGCGTCTTTAGCGTTTTTCATAGGGAAGAATTGATACCCGCCATACCCTGAGGAATAGAAATACGTGGCACGATACTTATAGAAGCTGCTACCGAGTATTTCATCGTTAACGAAGGAAAGCTGCCCCCAATATTCTAAAAGATTATTAGGTGCAGGCGTACCGGTCAGGCAGTAGCGATACATAATGTCACGGCAAGTAAGGAAGGCTTTTGTAATAGCTGATTTCGGATTCTTCAACTTTGATGATTCATCAATAATAATGCAATCAATGTAATCAGCAAGGTTGTATTGCTTGATTAATTTTTTGAATTGTTCGTAGTTGATAATATAAACGTCAGACTCTTTTAGTTTGAGCGCGTCAATATTCCGCCATAGATTGGTGAAGGTAAGATCGGAACACCATTTCGTTATTTCTTTTCCCCACACACTTTTGAGAATAGAGAGGGGTGCAACAACTAAACACCGACCGCTTTCACCGCGTTCTTCTCTGAACTTCTCAACAACGTACTGCATAAGCGTAATAGCAACTAAAGTTTTCCCTGTTCCTGTTTCCATGAAGTACGCATACGAATTGAACATAAAACCCAGAGACACGGCTTGTCGTTGGTGATAATACAAGGAATCCAGTCCGACTGGTTCTGTTTTCTTGTCTTTGATTTTGTTTGCGAGGTTGATTTTTTTATGCAGGCCTTCACGTGCTTTACGTAGCTCATTATAGATCGCTTTTGTGTCATCATCGTATACAATGTTTAAGTTCTCAACGATCTCAACAAGTTTTTTGAGGGGGAATAACCATGTCTTACTTTTTTTATCAAACTTATAATCGCCTATTGCTTTCACGATCTCTTTTTCTAAAAAAGTGCAAGAGACAACGGCCTTATCTTTATCTGTCCAGACTTTCATGCGCATCTTTCTTTTGTTAGTTAGGCGAGCGCGCGGTTTATTATACCGCGCCTGAGCCTTTTAACTCTATGATACGATTCAAAAAAACGAAGTTATAGGATACACTTTTAGTGCTAAAAGTCAAGCCATTATTCAGCCTGAATGTTGGGGCTGAAAACGACGCTACCGAGAGGACCTAACAGTATTGGATTAGCTTGCGCTACACTGATTAAATGCCTTACGATTGCTGATCTGCTTCTGCGCTGTGGTACTCGCAACTTTACACTATCAGACAAAAAGTTCGATGCCGATTCTTCAAGTTTAACAATAACTGTTTTGGTTTTCAAATTAATCTCCTTTGTTGTTCGTTCGTGGTTTATATACGACTCCATGCTTCTCTGCTTCGATAACAATTTTCTCGATTAAGTTAAGCATGATAGCCGGCGATTCAAACGGAGCATGCACATGCACGGCCCCGCTTTGAGAAACCACTGCGATTAAATGCGCAGAGGTTGCGTTAAATTCTGGTATTTCTTTCTGATTTGATACTTCACAAAACGGGCAGTTCACTTTTCACCTATCTCTCTACACATTCCTTCAATAAGATCAGAAATAATATCCTTACTTTCTTGAAGTGCGCTTCCTTCAGGAATTAAGCCATTTGCTTCATCTGCGAGTAGCGTAAAAAGGAGCGTCTTCGCAAATGCCTCGCTGACTATCCGATGGTTTTTAATTAGCCCGGCATTAAAAATTCTCACTAACAGTAATGCTCTCTTGTCACTGTCGCACATCATTCTTAGCGTGCGATACAATACTGCTTCGTAAGAATCTAAGTCGATGGTGATTCGTTCTTTCATTACTGTTCCGCCGTTTTGTAGCAGATCAATGTCATTCATCATATCTTTCATGCTATCGTACACATACTTAGTCTCTTCGTTCGTTCCCATTTCTTTCAGCCTGTTTGTCATTGTTTTCTTCCTTTCTTATTTTGGGCTTCGTGTACCCGAAGATCCGCGCATAATTTTCGCGCCCTTTTTTTGAGTAAGGTTTTTGAAATTCATTAATCTTTTTGCTCATTAGCAATCACAACCCTTTTCTGTGTTATAGATTCTAAAAGTTTTTTCTTGCTGCAATATTTCTTAAAGCCTTTCTGCGAATTTTTATTCGCTATTTTATGATTTTTGAATTGTAATTCTTTCATGCAAGCCTTCCATTCTCCTCCATTGTTGGAGGCGTTATAAGTCTGAGTAATTTTCTTTTCTCCTGATACTGACGGGTTGCTTTGATGCTATGTTGAAGTGAATCAGCGCCCATAGCGCAAATCGGGGCCCTTGTTGAATGCGGCGATAATGGAAAATGTATTTTCATGTAATAAAATTTGTCTACTTCACTCGTAATGTTATCGATGACTGAATTTAATTCTATAAATTTGCCACCGACCTCAATCATTCTGTTCAGCATGACTTACTCCTTGTGTTCGTGAGAACTAAAACACATGCCCACAACTGATAAAATAAAGATTATCAAAACGAACTGTACATTTTGCTCTAATTCTATGCCGGACATCACAGCTCCTTGGTATACAGCTTATACACTATTCGCTGTATAAAGTCAAATGATTTATACAATAGTTATTGTTTTATACTGCACGCCGAACTTTTTTGCCTCCTCGTGGCTATGCATAAAAATATCAATCGCATACACAGGCTTGCGCATGGTGCCAAAGTAACGCTTTGAGCCGCGATCCTGGACTTCAAAGGCGCCGAGGCCATCAATATAGATCTTCATGCCGAAAGGCAGTATATTGCATGCCACGCATCCTACAAATGCACGTCTACCGCTCGCTGTCTTGCCATCCGCCCACTTACCGCAGCACTTCTCGCAGGTACAGTACGCTGATATGCGCCACTCTTTTTTTTTCAATGCCTGGTCCGTACTACATTCAGTGCAAGCTAAAAACATAAATGAAAATGCCATAAGTAATGCTATTGTTTTTTTCATAACGAGCCTTTCTACAAGAAGTACCCGTTCTTGTTTTCAAGTAATGTTATTACTTTATTAATAAGATAGTTTTGGAAACCGCGTGTCTCATCGTGTAAGCCGCTTTGAATATGAAAGGCTTCCTCAAGAACTGTTGAGGCGACTTGCTTTCTCCCTAATTCGAAAAGGTCTACTGACAAGATTATTTCTTGTTCGTCTGCTTGGCCTAATACTTTTTTGTCAACAAACATTGCCACCTTGATTGGGAATTCTATTTCGAGGCCAACATCTTTGAAAAACTTTAACGTCTCATCGATCAAGTAGTCCATCTTCTGCGTTCTGTCAACGACAATGTATTGGCCTTCAGGATCAGATTGCCCGGCCACTTTAACTTTTTCGCCAAAATACCGTTTCAACGAATTGATCAGGCTTGTCTCAAGCACAAGACATTTTCCGTCAGCTTGCTCGCGCATAAAATAACCGGCGACGTTTCTATGTATTAGTGTTCTTCCATTGATAACGTCTAACCATCCTTCATGGTACGTTTTAGCCCACGACCAATACAGCGAGTTCTCGTATGCAAACATGCTGCAATTATCGAATAAATTACGGATCATTGTAGCATTTGCGTATAGACCCCAAAGTTTTGCGATCTTTTCTTTAATCGTCCATTCGTACTTAACAAGCCGCGATTCAGAGATTTCCACGTCATTTAAATTATAGTCATACAAAGAACTTCTGTCGGTGTTGTAACACTTAATCTGCTTTCTATACAGACTCAACGTGTCTTTACCTGAGAATACCTGCCAGTCCTTGTTTTCAACCATAATATCCGTTCTCTTGTTTGAGAAATATTTGTCCCAATCATCAAGAACATCTTGAATGTCATCCTTGATACCTATAAAGAATTTTGTACGTCCTGCCTCTGGTTGGATATCGCTAACGATCTTAATTGTAGGATCTTCTTCGTCGAGAGCATTGCAATAAATCTCTCTGATCGATTGCCAGACCTCCCAATCAATTCCCATTTCCGTGGTTATACTTGTTCTGCGCCCAGCAATGGTGAGGGTCTTAAATACTCTGTCCCTCATTTTTTCAGCCTTTACCTTAACAACGATTTCCTGTTCGCCGGAATAAATTGTAAGAGGCAGTTCGCTCCTAACGATTGTTGCTATTGCGTACTTTATACCGGTTCCAAAATACCCAATCTTTGAATTATCGTCACGCTTCGTGCTCGCCCCCATAAGAACAAACGCGCTTTTGCATATTTCATTTTTGTTTGATATCTCTAAGTATTCCATGCCAATCCTCCTTTACTTATCATTCTGCGTGTTGATAATATTCCTGGCTTTTTATATCTGGGTAATAATAATATACCCGCCACAGTTAACGCATATGTCGTGGTATTCAGTGAATAAATGTCCGGTGTGAATGGACGTGAATGTTTCTTCGTGCTCATCGCAGTGACATTCAGTGCCGTGAAACGGTAATGTAAAAAGCTTTACCTCCAATTCCCTTCTTACATTGATGTATTGTTGATATAGTCTATCAATATCTGGATCATGTGGCATAAGATTCTCCTAACTGTGCTGAATAACGTACTTCACGCCTTCAACGGTTATGTCGATTAGTGTTTTAATATTGATCATGCGGAAACCTTTTTTTACCATGTCATACACACCGATCAACTCGTAGTCTTTCGGATTGAATGCCATGCCTACACCCTTCACCCCTTTCTTGACGTGCAGCCGAGCATTCATTGAGCGTGCCGTGCCATCTTTTTTAATAAATGTAGCGTGGAAAATCTTTCCTTTTGTGTTGTAAATTTTCTCCTGTGCTTCTTGCTTGTTAATTGCGATCATGTCTTTCCCTCCTCTGTAGATTGGTTTTTTTTGAGATATTTGAATTATACAGTATGTCACGTATGCTGTCAAGCACTTTCTTATATCACGCATACCAATGCATGATTAATTCGATCGTTTTTCGCTTTGTTGGCGGCTTGAAACTGTCCTTTACTCCCTTCTCCCGTTGTCTACGCTTATATATTGCGTATAACTGAGGGTAGTTCATTTTTCTTAGATTTGATCTGTGCTGCGATGGCGTAAGTGGTTCGATAGGGCTTATTCCCATAATGAATCCTTTCTATTTATAAGTATATACTTATAGTAGGGTTAGAATTTTTGATGAATATTTTTCCCAAAAATGGGAAAGTCTTAAAAATTTTTTCACTTCAAGCCAACAGGTATTGACTTGGGCTTGGGGTCTGGGAGATTAGATATTACGGGGAAAAAAAATCGCGCCGTTTTTCTCCATTTTCTCGCATTGTAACATTTTTGTTACAGTCGTTTTGCCTGTCGATAACCTGTTGATAACTTTTCAAAGAGCCGATTGTTGATATGTTGATAACCTGTTGATAACTTTTTCCCATTTTTGGGACACCGGGACGATCCGCGGCGCTCATGATCCAGGCCGGGACGATCCGCGGCGCTCATGATCCTATAGCCCTGGATCCGCTCATGATACCGCTGCCCTGGATCCGCTCATGATCCGGCTGCCCTGGATCCGCTCATGATCAAACGTTAACGATCAAAAGACAAATGATCCGGACCAATGCCGGCGCATATATCGCGGCGCCGGCTGCTATAATCCCGGCTATTACTTCCTTTTTCATGTAATCCCCTTTCTATGTTATGCCTTTCGGCCTTGTAATCGATCCCAGCAAAAGCCTGCATGCCGGGCCGCGGCGCCTTTATGCGCTGTATATCATGATATGATCCCTCCTATGTTACCTACAGAGGCGCGCCTTTCCTCGCGCCTTTCGGCCTTTCGGCCTCTTCAGTATAGGCTAGTGAATAATAACTTCTATTATCATTGATTGATTTGCGCGCAAGTTATACCGCGACTTGCACATGCCGCATACAGTACAGTCGGCCGGGCATAAGGGCCTTGATCCGCTTGCCTTCTTAACCGGCAAAAAGCGCGTGAAGCCGAAAAGATCAAAGCCGGATGTTACAATATTTAGATTATCACATACACCGGCAATGTGAAGGTCTCGCCGCGCCGTATACGTGTATACTTTTGCCAGGCCTTTAAGCGCCCGCGCAATAAGATCCAATTTTAAAACACAAGATTGATCGTAAAAATCCCCGCTTTCATTAAAGCGGACGTATTTAATCGGATGCTTTCCTTTTTTGCTTTTCTCGATCATACGTTTAAGCTTTTCAATATATACGCACACCGGAAGCCGGCGCCACTGGTCCGCCTGCCGTTCTCTATAAGGTAGTACGGCCTTATACATTTTTTCCGCCTTCAGCGCATAGCCTTTATTTACTATTTTACATAGGCCCCGCGCCGCCGAAGGGCAGTGTGTCGCGAATCCCATATTCAATATAATTGTGTCCTTTCCTATTTTGTAGTTGCCCTTTTTGCATAATAATTTGTCCTTCTCATGTTTTTCTATTGCCTTTTTTCTGTACTCAGTCGATATGCTTTCTAACACGGCCATAATAACCTTCTTTCCGGCCCGGATCCCGGGCCTATGATTATACGTTACTTAGTAAAAAAGCTTCCGCTTTCTTGTTTGCTGATATCCGTTTTCTTATATCGTTTGTCGTGTTAGCAATCGCGAAGTTGTACGCATTAAAGACGTGCCATAAATTGGCACCCCTGTCTTGTTTGAAAGATCGATCAAATTGGTAGGAAAAGTAACGATCCGGCGGCGCGTCTTCATTGAAAGGATTATAATTTTTAATAATCGGCATAAAATCGGGATCGATATTTTTATCTCGTAACCTATACCACTGATCAAAATTATTTTGATCATAATTATTTAAAGCGCCTTGCACAATATCATTAATAGGAATTACACCGACGTGTATTTTTTTAACCGCGGCATACGCTACACTAGAGTAAAGGCCGTTACTGCATACCATACGAAAAGCGCCAAACATAAAAGAAAAGGACCGGGTCTTATTATAACTATTTTGTATTATAAGCCGTTCTTTAATAATATCGTTTGAATTCAGATTGAATTCGCGGCCTGTGTTAATTTCCATAATGAATTGGCTTTTATATGCATGGAATTTTTTTACACTATCGAGGCCAAAACGATCAATAAACGGTAAAAATACGTCCTTATTTTGTACTAAAGTATATCGATCCGATACCGTCGATAATACAATACCGCGCTCGTTTACTATTGAGGCCTTGCGCCTGTTAGTGTCCGGATCGATAAACGGTATGCTTTCCACGTGCTGCATTGCGGTATTAATATTTTTCCGTGTTTGTTGTTTGTGATAGAATTCGTTAAAATTTGCGTACATAACAACCCGCTTTCCGGCCCGGATCCCGGGCCTATAGTGTTTGTAATATATACCTTTTCTTATTTTACGCTAACAATATACCCGTCTTTCGTTTGCGCTTGCGCATACCATTTATGCGGCGCCGGGTAGTGTGGACCTTCTAACGTAATAGATCCGGTTTGTGGTTCATTGCCGCCAAACGGGCCCGGCTGATAAAATCCTACCTTTTGCCCTGCCGCTATTGCCTCTTTTAAAGCTTTTTTTGTCTTGAAATTGATATTGGTATACATGAGAACCCGCTTTCCGGCCCGGATCCCGGGCCTATAGTGTTTGTAATGTTTCTTCTATTGTCTCTATGGCCTTTATTATTTTACGATCCACTTGCGGCCCTTTCTTTAAGCATTCGCAATTGATAACGCCTTGATCCCTTGCTGCCTTGTTTCACCTCACGGCGCGAAGGAACATAATTCCCGTAATAATCCCTATATCCTTCCGTGCCCAGGATGCAATCTCCGCTTTCAAGAAGGGCCATAGCAGCGCGCCCGGTCGATCCTTCAAGCTTCCAGGCCAGGCCGGAGTCAATAAGGCCTTGCATGCCTTTGATGTGCTCTTTTAGTGTGATATCCTCGTTATACAAAAAATTAGTGCTCATGATATGCCCCTTTCTATAGTGCGCGCATTCCACTTTTGCGCTTGATTGATAAAGCGCGGACGATCCCGCGTATATGAAAATAGAGGTGTACTTTTCCAAAACATTTTTGCTCTCTGAGCATAGCGCCTATATGGTTAAATATTTGATCCTTTCGACTAGTCATAATTTGGTATTCTGTATTCAGTGCTAGTATGTTATTTTTCATCATGCGGCCCTTTCATGCGGCCCGGGATCCGGGCCGCGGTTATAGTGTTATTATGTATTCGTATTTACTTTTTTCAATAAAACATGTAATTGTTTTTTTTCATCATCATTAATAAATGAAACATAATTACATTTAAAACGTAATTCATGCATACACACGTCACATAATAAAGAAAATGTTTCTCCGCTTTTTTCTAGTTCTCTTTTAAATTTTTCCCTTGTTAGTGTTTCCATGTCCGCCCCTTTCAATTGAACGTTAATAAAGAATTTCATACTATTTTATTTCGTTTAGATACTCGTTACCTAATACATTAATCCCACTATAAACAGCCACCACTTCTTTTCCAGTAAAGCTGATATATTTTATTTTTTCCTTAGCCGCTATTGCTCCGGACCTAATTGCTTTCCATGCCTTGCTACACGTTTTGAATTCTTTCATCATGCGCCCCTTTCAATTGAATATTAATAAGTTATACGTTATTAAGAATATAACATATATAACGGGTATATGTCAAGTATACTTTACACCTTTTTTTATCGGGCCGGATCCAGGGCTATATGTGCCGGCCAGCATAGCGCTGATAATAGCGCGGCATATAGGGGCCGGGCGTATGTGCCTATGCGCCGCCGTGCCTATATGGTATAGGGATGTCATATCATAATAGGGCCGGATCATGAGCGCGGATCATAGCGCCGGATCATAGGGGCCTGGATCATGCTGCATTCTATCCTATGTTATAGTGACACCGCGCTGCCGTGCTGAGGGGTACGCGCTCCCGGAGAGATTCGATACTACTACCTATACTA